ATATTATCTACAATTAGCTCACCATAACCCATACCTTTTTTCATCTGTTCATTAAGACTAGTCATTATTTACTTTATCCCTAAGTTTAGTTAAAGATCTTAATGCACGTATTTCACCCTGCAGTCTGTAAATTTCTGCAGGATCATCATACTGTTCCATTTGTTTATGTGCGAATGAAATACGAAAGTAAATTTCTTCCAGCATTGCATCCCACTGAGGTTTGTTATTTACGACTAGTTTTAACTGGCTCACTGTACAGGTGCTCCACCAGTATTACCTGAGAAGCCCTGTTCTCCCGGCTGAGGGGCTGTACCAGTTCCTATAGTGCCACCCCCACTACCTTGGGTATCCTGAACCTGAACACCCGCAGGTGCTCCCTGTGGGCTACCTTGTGGTGGTACACCCGGTTGTGGTTCAGGTGCTGGTGGTGGGTTTGCTTCTTGAAACTTTTTAAGGACTTCAGCTTGCACCGCTGCCTGTTGCATATTGTTGCCTACCTTATCAGGATCAAGATCCATAGATTTAGCAATCTCACGTACAATATAATCCATACGTGCAAATGGTGCTAGTGCAGGATTTTGTACAACTTGTAAGAACTGCAGTAAACGTTGACTACGTACTTCATTAGCCATAAGACTTTCAGTACCACGAGCTTTTACTTCAAGATCACCTTTAATATCTGACTCAAAGTTAAACTGCATATTAAAATTAAAGAAAGCTTTACCTAATGGTGCTAGCAAATAATCATCAATATTTTTAACTACATTGCGAATAGAACCGTTGGCAGCAGACATAAGCATAGAGATACCAGAAGCAGTACGACCAACACCCGTAACCCCTGTTTGACCATGTGCGAAAGATGGAAATCCAGTTGATTCATCAGATAGTACCCTTGCTTTATCAAACATCTGCATGTTTTCATTAGATACGTTGGGAAACTTAGTACCAAAAATGGCTTGTCCGGGTGCTCCACCTTGTCTGCGGAACACTTTTCCGGGGTACACAGACAAGTCCTGCCCCGGTACTAGATTAGTTTCATCAATCTCAATAAGTAAATTACCTGACAATGCAGCATTATCTACTGCCATACGCATGAACCCATTCATTAAGGTTTGTGTATCATCCATGTTTTCAGCAATACCTACACCAAAAATACTGTAAGGATTCATTTCATATGGTGCTGCAAAATATGGAATGTACGCAGGGGTAAATGGATTCATTACTAAACGTAACACCTGTCCATTACAGATCCAAGCATTTACGCTTAATTGCTCTGCATCTTTTAGGTCATCAGGGATATCAATATCCTGTTCAATTAGTAACTCAGTATCTACAAAACCCCAGAACTCTAAAACTTCAAAGCGTTGTGCTTGATCTTGCTCTGAATTATCTTCCATTACATGTTCCCACCACTCTTTGTTGTAGGACTCACCTAAACGTAATGCATTATTAATTGCATTCTCACGAAAGTATGGACGATTTTTTAAACCACGTAATTGTGAACGAGACATTTTGTGACGCTCTACAATATACTCTGCTTCTTCCATAGTAGCAGCATCTGGGTCTGGATAAAAATTCCATATAGATACAGAGCTAGTTTGTGGGATAGTTTTAAACATAGGAGAGTAATTACCCTCTTCATCCCAATTAGCATATTCTTTATCTACAGCAAATGGACCTTTCATAATACCAGTACCAAATAATGCTGCTTCAAAAGCTGCAGCACGAAGATGTTTCTTTGCGTGAGACTCTTCTAGTTGATCATGGATTTTCTTTTCCATTTTCTTTGCTGCAACTTCAGCAGGATGAAACTGTGGTGATGTGGGAGTTTTAGCAGGTCCGGGTTCTAAGTAATCCATAACTGGATCTAAGCTTGCTTTCATACCAGAAAGACGCTCTCTAAAATCTTCATATGTTTCACCGGGAAGTAAATCTGGTAAGTCTTCATTAGCCTTACGTTGATCTGCATTAGTTTCAAAACTTACTGTTTCTTCTACACCATCAGGAAGAACAGTGGGATCAATAGTAATAGGAAATTTATTACCACCAAATAATACTTCTGCAATCTGACCATATGCAGCTAGTACTTTTGTTTTAGTTACTTTAACAAATACTTGTGATTTTTCTGTAGAACTAAATTGTACATCAGGACCATAAATACCACGATAGTTACGATAAGCTTGAATCCAACGTTGCTCATCAAGTTCTCGTGCAGTTTCTGCTTTAGAATATTTATCTTTAACAAATTGAACAATTTGTCCTGTTGCTGGATCAGAATAATCTTCTTCCTTAACATCTTCTACGGATGAAGTTTCCTCCATGTCCATCATCATATCTTCAAATTCTTCTTCCATATTCTATCCTTAATATCCAAATTTTGCGTCTGAAACTTGAAACCCTGTACGATGATTATTTGCATCAAAGTCAAATAGGTTGCTACGTGGTCTGGTCATTACACCATATCTTAAAGCATCGTATAAGTGATCTTCCGCATTTGTATCTACATCTTCTGGATTATTTTTATCCAAAGGTAAGGCAGGTAGCTGAGAAATGGTATTAGTACAATTGTTAAAAAATACCAATCTAGGTTCTTCTGTAAATTCGTCAACTTGTAATCTTCTATGTAATTCATTTTTACCTGCTACACGAGAGCCTCTAGATCTATCGGAAGGACGCCACCGACAACCTTTCATAATCATCTGTTCAGCCAATGATGGCCCAGTATCACCACGATTATGCCATAAACTAGAATCCAAAACACCATAGCGTATTTTTTCACCATCTTCTGCTTCTAGTATCATATCCGCTAAATCTGTAGCAGTAACCTTAGATACATACATTTCCCTATATACAACTAATTGTTCTGCTGGAGTTACTGCAATCCAAACAACACCTGTGTGGGAACCATACCCATAGTCACATGCTCTAAACTTAGCCCAACTATTAGGTATATCGTAAGGTTCTATTACATGTTGTCTACGATTAAACTCTGGAAAGGCTGCACCTTCGTTAATATCCCAGTCACCTTCTAGTAGCTGTCTTCGCTGATGCTCAGGTAACGACAAAAGATTAGCCTCATACATACCATCTTCTGCTAAATAAGGATTATCGAATAAGGTAGCAGGGATAAACCTACGTCTAAATAAGGGCTGACCTTCTTTACTGTGTCCTTTAGGCCAACAAATAATTTCACCACTATCTGCATCCGTAGCCCAAAAAGCTTTATTAGGAGTATTAGGGTCAATAAAAGTTTTCTTTACCCATTGATGGCCCGGACCTCCGGGGTTGCTTGTTGCCCTCATATATAAGGGTAGTCCACTGGCTTTGGTTGTCCGAAGTCGTGACCTCATATAGTTCCAAGGATAGGGTGTAGGCCATTGCGTTAATTCGTCAAAACCGATCCAGTTGAACGCCTGACCTTGATACCTCATAACATCATCGTCACGATCAAGGTAAGACATCCAGAGTGTTGCTCCACTCGGAGCTACCCAAGTCTTATCTCTTTCCATAAACTTAATACCGGGAATTGCTTTGGGGTATAGTTGTTTAGATACAGAGATAAGTTCTCTTAGTTCTTCAGTACTTCTACGTACTAAAAGCATTCTAGCGTTAGGGTTATTTAAATAACGTACAGGATCAGCAACTAAACTATAAGATTTACCACCACCTGCTGATCCACCGTATAGTACTTCTTGTTCAGTAGAAGCTAGAAACTCTGTCTGTGGACCGGGGTTAGGTTCAAATATAACTTCTCTGGTATTAAATTCTTCTACTTGCTCAACTTGAAGAGACTCTGGTTTCTTTTCCACCGAGTCTTTCTTCTTCGAGCTTCTTCGCCTTTTCGAGGGCTTTTTTGTATTTTTCAGCAAGCTGGCGTTGGTTTGCAGCTTCTCTCTGACGCTTTCGTTCAATTTGAACTCTCTTCATTAAACCTACGTGAGATATATACCTACCTGATTCTTCACTTAACCAAGCAGCTACATCTCTGTAGCTATATTGTTTTAGGTATTTCTTACCTTCCTCTAAAAGATCTAACTCTTCTGGAATAGGTAATAGTATATCACAATCGTCAGGATCTTGTCTATAGCCAAATGGAACTAGCCTACCTACTCTTACAACTTTTCTCCACTCAAACTTTTCGTTTGGCTTTGGAGCAGGTAGTGTCCAAACTTTATTAATCTTCTTCATTTTTAGGTGGTAAAATAAACAAAGGGCTTGCTGCAGTTACTTCTACTTTATCTGATGCTTTAAATCCGCTACGATCTAATACATCTTTAGCTGCTGCCATTTTCTCTTTATTACCTAAATCAGTTGGACTATCCATAATTTGTTTCATAGAGTAAGCAGCTTTAGTTGCACTAGCAGCAATAAAACGTTTAGTACGATCTGCAATTTCATCTTGCAAAGAATTTACAATAGCTGAGGTTGCGACAGTCTCAGCATACCCAGCTAATTTTCTTGCTTGAGATAAATTACCTTGAGCTTCTTCAAAAAGAACATCAAGAAACTTTTGTTGTTTTTCTGTTAAATTACGGCTCATGTGATTTTCCTGTGCGGTTTTACTTTGGCTCTAACTTTTTTAGGTTGAGCCACAAACTGCTTACCCGCCTTAGTGCCTTTTCGTTTTGCTCGTGTTGTAGCGGCATACTCAGAAGTACTAAGAGACTTAATAGCCTTTTCAGGTAGATACCTTTCGCCTGTAGCCTTTGGACCTTGCGTTGATGGTTTACCACTTTTGGTTCTCCATTTTTGTTTGGTCCAAGACTTCAGGCTTTTTTGTGATTTAGAGAGGGCCATTACTTATAGCCCCCGCCCTTTGCTTTGTATTGTTTTGCAACCATTTGTGCCTTCCTAGCTGACCACTGTCCGGGCTTTCCACCCTTGCTGCCAGCTTTAACGGATGCAACAAGACGCTTACGCATAGTAGGCTTAGTATAGTTACCCGCTGCATTTACCGTAGACTTTTTGGTAGACTTCACCACGACTTATCCCCATATCATGCAGTTCTTTATTACTCATGTTCATGAGTACCCAATAATCTGCTCTTCGTTGTTGGTTCTCTTGGAACCGTTTTAATAAACGTTTAAACATTGCACCACTCCTTTTATCTTGTGCAGGAGTAGTTTTACATATTTAGTTATATCATACTACAGACAAAATTGCAACCCCGTTATGCATTACCTGTTAGGGTTGTAGAATTGTCGTACAGAAATAAACATCTCTAAAGCACCACCACCATTAAATGCACTGATCTTATCACCAGCATGGAGATGCATCCTATCAGAAGTAATTACATTATACACATCTTTACCAGCAATAGATTTATCATTTACGATGTGATGGTACGTATTTGTGTCTGCGTGATACCATTGAATAGTTACGTTTTGTGTGGATGTTGAGCCGTTACTTACGTGAAGAAAGTCTACTGTTGCATCGTGATTAAGTGGACACGTATAAATAGTATCAGCACTAGCACCGCCTGATGTAGCGGTGATAGTTATTGCTTCTGTATCTGTAGTGTAGTTACGATCTACCACTTACTTTTTCTTTTGTTTATTAAAGGCTTTCATAGCCTCACGCATATTGTAGCCTTTAGTGTCTTCATTTTTAAACTTAGTTTTGTTCTTGTTAAAGAAAGCATTAAATTCTGCAGATTGACCTTTTAATCCGCTAGGAGATTTGGGATCTAACTTACGTTTAACTGATTCACGTAAACCATCCCCACGTCCACCTTTAGTGTCACTAATTGTGCTAGTAATAATATTATTTTTCTTTGCTGCACCTAATGGTTTTTTCTTAGGTTTAATAGCAGCAAGAGGTTTTTTTAGATCTTCTGCATATACAGCAGCCATTACCTTACCACTTTTATCTGTGTAATAAAGTGATCCAGCTTTCTTAGCGGCAGCAATGCTTTTGTATTTACCTGCATTCTTTTTAGCTTGGGCAGCGGTCATACCCTTTGCCTTAAGTTGATTGTTTAAATATGTTCGTAATGTTACAGCCATAATATTTCTCCTACTTGTAAGTATTTTTAGGGTTGGCGATACCAGTATTCATAGTACCAGTAGATCTAACCATACCACCTTGATTATACATGGCTACTTTACCACCCTTAGCGTATGCTTTCTTTTTCATCATAGCACCACCTTTAGCATAACCTTTCTTTTTAGCCATACCACCTTTATTCATAAAGCCCATTTTATTACGTACATCTTTAGGTAAAGATGCTGCACCTTTATTTGGCGCTGGTTTTAAACCACCTTGGGCATATCCTTTTTTCTTCATCATAATTTATTCCTCACTGTATAGATTATTAAACACTCGTTGCGTATCCCATACGTAGTCTACGTTTTCTTTCGAGTTGTATGTATGTTGATTAGGTTTAAAGTCTGGAGCACCTTCTCCTACCTCAAACCATGCTGGATGAGTTACTCTCACTCTGTTATTGGGCAACGCAACAATGTTACCAGTATATTTACCTGCATCTAACAACTCCAATACATGAGACTGTTTATGTTGTGCAGGATCATCTGCTACTTCACTATCTGTATAGTCAACAGTAAAATAATACTTAGCTGGATAAAACTCCCCATCTATCTTTGCTATCCAAGGCGCTGGGCTTGCACGTTCTAGCTTATACACACTGTGTGTATGCGACATACAATCCCAAGGTTGAGCTAAGTACGGAGGTAATTCTTCAGGCCATTCAGCCAAAGGGGTATCCGCAACCAACGCAGTAAGTGGCATCCTAGCCCACATCGCTCCACCATGAACGTTTTCTGATTCATCGAAGTCTGACTCACAACCTGTGAAGATAACTTGAAAGCTGAGTGTTCTGTTGGGGAGCGTAGTAACACCGATGACCATACAGTGAAGAAACTCTCCATGATATTCCTCTAGGTTTTTTGTGTACTCTCTACGTACCCATGCTTTAAAGTAAGGTATACTGCTAGTTAAATAAGACATACCTTATGCTACAATAAAATCTACTATTTGTCCAGTGGGTGTACGTAATTTATTTGGATTAGGGTTGTAAGCATACATTTGATTAACTAGTTTAAGATCTTCTACTGGTGTATCAGGTGTAATCTTATTAGGTTGTTCTGGTTTATACTCTTCGTTATTCCTACTTGATCTATCTTTATCTGCCTTTTCAAATACAATATTCTCATGCGTCTGAAAGGGCATACTAGGTAAAGGAAAGTGAGAAATAAGAGTCATTACCACTTCACCTTATGTGACCAATATCTAGCTGATAACTTGCTGGGCTTAGAATCTTGAGCATCATGTCTAGCATAATAACTCTTCTTACGTGCTTTATCTTTTGCAGACTTAGGATTCTTACCAGCACCTTTTACACCCTGCTGACCGAAACGAATAAATTTATATGTGTCACCTTCTTTAGCCATAACACAATGTGACTTCTTAGGGTGATTAGGAGTTCTCTTAGGTTTGTTTACACCTTTAAGACCTTCTTCTTTCATTTTAGTTTTAACTCGTTCAGGTATACTCATCAGATCATACTCAATGCTTGGTCTAGTGTTTCTTTATTACGTCTGCTCCAGCCACGACCAAAAGTTTCAAATGTTTTTAAAGACTCATAAAAACTTTGACGTTGCTTATACACACTTTCAATAATCATTTTAGGTTCATGATTCATAACAGCTTGAATTGTCATAGGTCCAATAGCACCATCAACAGTTGCTCCTGCTGCACGTTGAATCGCTTTAGCTGGGCGACCAGAACCAGAGTTAACTGCCCAATCAAAAGCACACCAGTCTACGCCACTAGGGAGATCGTCTCCCCGAACTTTATCCCAATAATTTTTCTTATAGATAGGAGCTACATCAATAAATGTTAGGTCACGCATTTCTTGTTCAGTAGATTCACGACCAATCCACTTATCATATACTGCTTTAGTAACACCGAGATTAGTCATGCCACCCGGATCTTTAGGATGATTTACAAATCCACCTTCGTGGTGTAATAACATTGATAAACATTTATCAAAATTCTTTTTCATTACTTTCTCCCAAAAATCCTAGTAGCAGAACGTACACCAAAGCTTGCTGCTACAATTACACCAAGAGTATACTGATACCAATCAGGCATAGACTCTAGTGCTACAAAACCATTAGATACTACATTTCTACCCCAATCACCAGTAAACACTAAAATTAAAGGGATAGAAAAAAGAATAGTTAGCCATTCGTCTTTCCACGAAGACTGACTACCTTGAGCCATAATTTTTTCCCAATCTGCCTCACTGGTTGCACGAGACAACATAATCTGCGCTTCAGCTTCAGCTTTGGCAACCTTAGCTTTAGTTTCTGCAGCTTTAGTTTCAACTTTTCCATTTAACCATGTTCCTGCTAAACTTGTTATCGGGCCTATTAACGCCTGTATCATTTCTCATGTCCTAACCAAACAGCAAAAGCACCTGTCATAGCACCAGTTACTGTAGCAGTAAGTGCTGTAGCCTGAGAAGTCATAGCCTCTGGGGGTAACGACATAAACCAAAATAAAACTTCAATGTACATCCATGTCATTACTAGCATCATTAGTCTTGGCATTATCTTCCAAGCTAAAATACGTTCCATTGCTACAGTCATTCCCATTCCCTTTTTCTTCTAGGTTCAAAAACATCACTGGCACTAAGAAATCCTTCTAGGTACATAGCTCTTTCAACTCTGTCTAGAGAATACTTAGTGCCAGTGTCTTGAAATATTTTTTCCCTTACATAAAAAACATCTGAACGTGGGATATGTACTCTACGGAGTCTACCCTCGTCTTCATCAGCTAGAGCTTTATAAAATTCCTCTAGTACATTATCGGAAGAATACATTTTTGGCAATTAATTGTCCTTAGTTATACTAGTTTAAAATGGGAAGTCAACACCTTTTACCTACGACAAAAGAAAAAATCGACACTATCCTTAAAGGATTACTATAAATACTAATTACTAATTATAATTATTAATAGTATTTAGTATTTAAAGAGTACTCTAAGTATTACTTTAAGTATATTATACCGCACTTTGAATATTTGTCAATACTAAAAGTAAGAAATAATATTTAAATTAATTTAATTTTTCTTTACCACCTTTAAATTTCTATAATAGGTCCAGATCCTATAAAGTATAAGTCCAGTTGATCACAAATTGTTACAGTCTTGAAATATACTACACATAATCCCCCATGTACCCTACAAAGACTTATACCTTTCGTACCAATTACAGGTTTAACCCCCTGTTTTTTATAGAAAATACTATATATGGGCTGGTATTTATTGTGGTTAACAGTTAAAAAATACCCCCCGCTGTCATTGAGTGTATACGCATACGGAGACCCCCCGGATGGCCCATGCCCCCGGCCTCTTAGGAGGCTATGCGTGTCTGAATCCGTAGGATTATGAGCTACCTACAATGCTAAAGCATTGTTATCTATTGTTTTTTAAAACAATAAGGGATTCTTGTCCTCTAAAATACAAG